CCGGCCGGACGGTCTCAAGGGGCGCGCCTTGCACCTGGTCAACCCAGGTCTCGTGGTGCGGGACGTACCCTAGGGCCGCCTCGTTGACGCGCGCGGCCTCGGCGATCTGCTCCCGGGCGAAGGCCGCGAGGTTCGCGCTCCTCACCTCGTCGGAAAGCTCCTCCGAGAGGATCAGGGCAATGTCGCGATCGAACGGCTCGATCCGGGAAACGGCGCCGGCCATCAGCCGCGGCCGACGATCTCGTAGGCGATCAGGTCGCCGGCGAGGCGATGCGTGTTGTCGTCAACCGTCTCGACCATGAGCGGCCCGCCCCGGACCACCACCTGGTCGGCGCCGCTCGCCGGCGCCGGCCATCCGGCCGCGGCGACGTCGGCCGCGAGCACGAGCACGGTTCGATCGCCCACGTGCATGCCGGCATCCGCCTCCACAGGGCGGTAGCCGGTCACGCGGGCCCGCACGGGCGCGTCGGGAAGCCCGCCGGCGATCCGGCGCAGGATCACGGTCTCGCCGTCCTGGGCGAACAGGCGGGCAATGAGAGCGGGATCGGGGATCGCCTGCACGGCCAACGTCAGGGCGGTGCTGCGCCGATCGCGCCCGGCCGAGCGAACCTCGAAGTCCTGCCCGTCGACCCGGACCCGATCGCCCGTCGTGATGCCGCGGGACCAGGGGTTATCGCGAAGGGTGATCTCCCCGGCCGCGAGGTCGAAAGTGAGGTCCGCGAGGCGCGCCTCGACGGGCGTTGTCGCCCGATAGGCCGCCCAGACGGCGGCGCCGAGGTCCGCGAACGCGGTGAGCGTCCCGCCGGCGACGCCGCGGCGCCGGAACTGCGCACGCCGATCGAGCGCCCCGGGGTTCATCAGAAGCTCTGCAAGCGGTGGAGGGCGAGCAGGCGATCGACGGTCGGATTCGTGACCTGCTTCGCGTCGATCGTCGCGTCACGGTTCTCGAAAAGGTCGGTCGCGAGGATGCGGATGGCCGACAGGATCGCCGGCGGGACGTCGGCGGCCGTGTCGCCGTAACCGGCCGTGTAGGTGATGCGCCACGCGCTCTCGATCGCGTCGGCGCGGGGCCATCCTCCGGTCCCGGCCTTTTTGACCACCACGGCGCGGCGGGCATTGATCGGCTGCACGATGTAGTCGGCCGCCGGCACGACGGTCCATTCCCCGTCGACCAGGTGCGCAACCTCGGTCACCTCCTGCACGGGCCCGAGGTCGATCAGGAAGCGCGCGCGTTCGGGCCGATCGACATAGAGGGTCCACTCCTGGGTGAGGAGCACGCGGTTGAGGCGGCCGGCACGGCCGTTCACCTCGTCCACGGCGCCGGCAAGCGCCGCCTCGCGAAGGACGTCCTCCTCCGTGTCGGTAGGGTCGACCTTCAGGTGGGCCTTGAAATCGGCCAGGGTGACCGGGAGCGCCGGCGTCGTCGCCGGGACGTAGGCCGTCACTGGGCCCGGCCCTTAGCGGGCTTCCCGGGGCCCGTGGGGGCCGCCGGGGCCGGGGCCTGGCGCTCGGGTGCCGCCGGGGCGTCCGCCGGCGCCGGGGCCGCCGCGGCGGCTTCCATGGCGGCGATCCGCTCCTCGAGCGCGGCGAGCTCGCGCGCGCGCGTGGCCCCTTCGGCGATCTGGCGCTCGAGGAAGCCGACGCGACGGGTCATGTCCACGAAGGCGCGCCGGATCATCTCCAAGAGCGCCGCCGGCGGCGAGGTGAGGACGTCGGGGATGCCGTCGCCGTCCTCGTCGGGATGCGCCGCCACGGCCGCGGCGTATTCCTCCTCGGTCGCCTCCTCGGCCCACCCCTTCCCGATCGCGACGTCCGCGAGGTGGCCGGAAACCGGCATGCCGGGGGTGAAGCGCACGGGGAAGGCGGACCCGTCCGGGGCGCCGTCGAATTGCTCGCGGGCGATGGCTTTGGTCTGGGACACGGGGGGACCTTTCGGGCGTCGAAAAGCGGCCGGCCCGGGGGGTGCCCGGGCCGGCGAGGGTCGAAGTCGGGGGAGTGCCGTTTTTTGGGGCCGCCCGGGCGCCACGGCGGGGCGCTAGGGGGGTCGCCGGCCGGCCCGGTGTGCAGGGGCGCACCGGCCCGGCGGGCCGCGTAGGGCCTTCCTAGGGCCTTTTCGGCGGGGGCGGGGTTAGCCGCCCCCGGCCGGGGTCGGGGCCTACGCCGGCGCCGCGACCTTGTGGTAGCGCAGGGCCTCGGGGTTCGCGACGCCGCCGCCAACCCGCTTCGTGGTGTAGAATTCCACGTTCGGCTTCGCGGAGTAGGGGTCGCGCAGCAGCCGGACGCCCATGCGGTCCACGATCAGGTAGCCCTGGCGGAAGTCGCCGAACATGATCGGGATGGCGTTCGGGGCGACGTCGGGCATGCCCGGCATCTCCGACACGGGGAAGCTGAGGAGCGTCGCCGGCTGGCCGGCTTCGAGACCCGGGCGCCAGAGGTACTGCCCGTCGGCGTCCTTGATCTTGCGGACCTTGCCCTGCGTCTTCCGGTTCATCACGAAACGGGCGTTCCCGGTGAACTCGGACGGCAGGTCGTACACGAGGTCGATCAGGCCATCCTCGGTGATCTTGTCGGCGTCGCCGCTGATGACGGTCGGGATCGCGCCCATGGGGTGCGAGTTGCCGGCCGTGTACTGCAGCACGCCCCGCGGCTTGTTGGTGCCGTCGCCGTTGATGAAGGCCGCGCCCTCCTGCTTGGAGAATTCGAGCTCCACCTCGTTCGCGAGCCACTGCGCGATGTCGATCAGGGAGTCGTCCAGGATCGTCTGCGACGCGACGGGCTTGGCGTAGATCTCGCCCACGGTGAACGTGTGCTCGGCGAGCTGCGCGTTGCCGGTCTGGTTGCGGGCCCCCTGCTCGCCGACCCACCCCGACGCGGTGTTGCGGTCGTTGTAGAGCTTCTTGAAGGCGCCGACGCCGATCTGAAGGACTTGGCAGATCGCCCGCATCTGCGAGACGATCTTGAGGCGATCGGTGATGGTGCGGTCCCACTCGATCGGGGCGGTGTAGCCGCCGTCCGCGGGGGTGCCGACCGTCATGGCGGCGAAGATGCCGCCCTTCTTGATCGCCGCCTCCACCTCGGCCTTGTCGACCGTGCCGCGGAAGTAGCCGGCGAACACCTTGGCGTAGTTCCGCTCGTCGGCCGACACGCCGTCGCCGCCGGCGCCGGTGCCGCCGAGGGACATGGCCGCGGCCTTAGCCGTCAGCTCGTCGATCGCGGCCTGCAAGGTGCCGATCTGGTCATTGATGCGGTCGACCTTCTCGGCCTGAACGACGTCCTTGCGGAGCGCCTCGACGTCGGCCTTGTGCTCGCTCTTGAACGCCTCGAAGGCCTGGTTGAGCTGGGCGAACAGGGCGGCCGGGTTCGAGCCGTCCGCGCGCGGGAAGGACACGAGGCCGCGGGGAACGGCGGCCACGGGGGAAAGGGCGGTCGCGGCGACGAGGCCGGCCGCCAGCAGGTTGCTGGTGCGGTTCATGGGGTCCTATCGGGATTTCAGGATGGCGAGCGTGCGGAGCATCTCGCCGAACACGGGATCGCCAGCGTCGTGCGTGGCAGCGGGGGTGATGGCGGCAGCGCCCGGCGTGCCGCCCTTCAAGCTCGCGAGGAGGCGCCGGCGCTGCGCGCGCGGCACGTTCTGGCGGGCAAGGGCTGAATCGATTTGGCGGACGGCCTTGATGGCGTTCCCGGCCGCCGCGGCCTTCGGGTCCTCGGTGACGAGTTCGGGCGCGAGCAATTCGTCCGCGAGTCCCGCCTCGATCGCCGCCGACCCGTTGAACCAGGTCTCGGCGTCCATCCACTTTGCCGCCTTGGCGACGGTCGTCTCCCCTTGGCTGGCGTAGATTTCCGCCATGGCCAGGTCGAAGGGTTCGAGGGTCTCGGCCGCGGCCCGGAGATCGTGGCGGTTTCCGACCGCCACGCCCCAGGCGTTGTGGATCATCAGGAAGCCGGCTTGCGGGACCGCGATCGTGTCGCCGGCCATGGCGATCACCGACGCCGCCGACGCCGCAAGGCCCATCACCTTCACGGCGACGGGGGCCTTGTGCATCCGAAGCAGGTTGTAGATCGTCAGGCCCTCGAAAAAGGACCCGCCCGGCGAATTGATCAGCACCTCGACGGGCTGGTCGGCGCCGATCGCCGCGAGCTGTGCCGAGACGCGCTTCGAGGTCACCCCGCCGCCGGTCCAGGGGTCCTCCCCGATCGGCTCGTACATGGTGATGACGTTCGCGCCCGGGTCGGCCGCGGCGCGCACGCCGGCGTTCCACCGTTCGAGGGCGTCCGGGCGGAGGTCGAATTCGATCCCCTTCTCGTCCCCGTCCGCACGGATCGCGAGGGCCTGGGGCGGGGTGATCGCGGGAAGGTCGCGGAGGCTCATGCGGCTTCGTCCATCTGCCGTTCGCGCGCGCGCCGGCCGCGGGCGCGCTGCTTCCGCGAGCTACGTCCGGCGTCGGTGTTCGCGACGGTGTTGAGGGGGGTGTGGTACTCGTCGCCGCCCGGCCGGGGCGGCATGTCTTCGAGTTCGCGGATGTCGTTCGAGGAGGCGGCGCCGACGTTCCACAGGACCGTGTAGAACTCGCCGCGGTCGCTCACGGCGCCCCGAAGCAGGGCGTTCCGGTTGAACCAGGCGTAAACGTCCTCGTCATTGGCCGCGGTGAGGAGGTCGCGGGCAATCGCCTCTTCCCAGGTCACCAGCCAATCGTTGAGGGTGTAAACCGTGAAGCCGATCGACTGCTGCTCGATCCCCGTGCCCCACGACGTCGACTTGGCGGTGTCGCCGATCATGTGCGGCGGCACCCCATAGAACATGGCGATGTCGGTCCGCTGGAAAGACCGAGTCTCGAGGAACTGGCTATCGGCGGCCGTCATGCCGATTTTCTCGGCCGACATGCCTTCCTCGAGGAGCATCCACTTTTGCGCGTTCTCGGCGCCGGCGTGGCGGGCTTCCAAGCTCTCCTTAAGGTGGGTCCGGGCTTCCTCGCTGATCTTGTTGGGGTGCTTCACCACCCCGCCCACGAGGTTGCCGTGCTTGAACAGGCGGGCGCCGGCTTCCTCGGTCCGCAGCGCGAGGCCGATGGTCTCGCGCATGTAGGTGATGACGGAAAGACCCGTCACGCCGTCGAGGGTGAGCCCGCGGAGGTGGAGGACGTCCTTCTGGCCGAAGGTGACCGTCCCGCCGTCCGGCCGCTGATAGGTGTATTCGAGCGTCAGGTCCGCGAGCTGCCGGACGGAGACGCGATCGGGGTGCATGGGCAGGAGCGCCACGACACGCCCCATGGACGTCGCCTTGAGGGCGTAGGCGTTGCCCCGGAGAAGCAGGTGGGCCTGCATCATCCGGCGGAACTCGTTTGGCGTCTGCCAATGGTTCGGGCGCCGGGTGAGGAGCTTGCGCAGGGGGTGGCCGGCCGCGGCCACGCGGGTCCGCTCGTCCACCCGCTTTTTCAGGTCGAGAGGAAGGGTCGCGACCGCCCCGGCGATCAGATTGATGCACCTCCACGCGGCGGCCACGCGAAGGGCGCTGTCGGGCGTGACGACGGCGCCGCTCGCAGTCGTGTGGCCGCCCCGCAGGAACTCGGCCACGGCCGGGTCCGTCAGGTCTTTGACCACCACGCCTTCGGGCGCCGAGGCGCGCGGGGCCGTTCCCGGTACGGCCGCGGCCGAGCCAGGTCCGGCCGGCGATCGCAAGGGGATCGCCGGGATGCCATGTGACATTGCGGCCTCAGAGGAAGAGGATGCCGCGCTTCTCGTACACAGAGGTCGGATCGACCTTTGCGCTTTGAGTTGCGGCGCCGACCGCCATGGCGAGCGCCACGACGGCATCGATACGGTTCACGGCCTTGCGCTTCTCGAACCACCGATTGTCGAAGGGGTCGGGGACGGTCACGGCCGACATGCAGGCCGACACGAGGACCGGGTTGCGCCGTAGCCGGATGCGCTTTTCAAGGATCAGTTGCTCAAGCTCGCGGACCGACCCGGGCATCCAAAGGCCCTGCGGCGCCTCGCGGCCTTCGCGCTTTGCGGTCTCACGCTGCTCGTCGGTGACCTGGGCCCGACGTCGACCACCCTGCGGGTGCTCCACGAAATTGACCGACAGTCCGAGGGCCGCGCATTCCTCCTCGAACGCGCGGAAGGTGTGGCGATCGAACGCCGCCGTCCCGATCTCGAAGCCGGCCGCGATCTCCGCGAGGCGGGCCGCCACAAAGTCGAGTCGGATCAGCTTGCCCGGCGGCGCATGCAGGAAGCCGTCGCGGTGCCACTCGACATAGCTCGCCTTGTCGCGCAGCGCGCGGGCTTCGAGCGTGTCGCCGGGGGACCACGCCTCGATCCAGGCGTCAAAGGTCGGCGCCGTCACGATCGACGTCGACCCGTCCTTGTTCGGCCGCTCGATCTCCGTGGTGCCGGTCTGCACCACGAAGGCCATCGCGGTCATGTCCTTCGAGGCGGACAGGTCGATCCCGACGCTCACGCCCTTGTCGGCGTGCTCCACCTCCGGATCGAATTCGGCGAGCACCTCTTCAAGCGCGTCGCGGCTCAACCAGGCTTCGTCGGCGTCGGTCCAGACGCAAAAGTGAAGGCGAAGGATGCCGTTGAGCTTGCCCGGGATCTGGCTGGCCTGGTGCACCACCTCGGCCAAGTATTCCTCGGTAATCGTCACCCCGAGGAGCGGGTTTGCTTTGATCCAGCACGACGGGTCTTTAAGCGGGTTGTCTTTGCGATCGAGGGCGCAGACGAATGAGAATGTGGCGTCGTCGATCACCTCGCCGACAAAGGTAAAGTCGGCATCCGGCGTCTTGGTGCCGGCGGCGACGTTGACCGCGTGCTGGTGCTCCATCCAGCAGACCGAATTCCGGTCGGTGCCGGAGTTCGTAATCATGATGAGGAGGGGTTGCCGGCGGAACTTGAAGCCCCGTTCCAACATCTCGATCACGCGCCCGTCCGGATGCTCGTGCACCTCGTCGCAAAGGGCCGTACTCGGCCGCGGGCCCGACGACGCGCCCTCCTTCGAGATCGGTCGGAAGAAAGACCCGGTTTTGTGGTCCGCGAGATTCCAGACCGGATTGCCGCCCGACTTGGTGACGCGCTTGCTGATCGCCGGCGACTGGTCGACCATCGCCACGGCGTCCCGGAAAAGGACCATGGCCTGGGCCTTGTCCTTCCCCGCGGCGTACACCTCGGCCCGGGCCTCGCCGTCCGCGAGCATGCAATACATGCCCGTGCCGCCGGCCCACGGCGACTTGCCGTTGCCCTTGCCCTCCTCGATGTAGGCGCGGCGGAACCGGCGGGTGCCGTCCGCGCGCTTCCACCCGAAAAGCGAGCCCGTCTTGAACGCCTGCGACGGGGCGAGCTTGAAGGGTATCCCCTCGAACTGCCCGCCGTTGAGGCGAAGGACGTCGGGGAAGAAATTGATCGCCCGGAGCGCGGCGTCGAGGTCCCAGGACAAGCCGCGCTTCGGCCCCTCCTCCAAGTCGAGGAGGTGGCGCCGGCATGCGTTCCGCACGTGCGGTCCGGCGATCACCAGCCCGGCGGTGACGGCCTGGGCCCATGACGTGACCGGATCGTGCCTAGAAGTATTTTGCGGCGGGGTCCGCGGTGTCGTCGCCCGGCGGCTCGGCGCTAATCCGGCTGCGGGCACTCGGCGTCATCCCAAATTCGGCGGCATAGCGAACCATGTCGGCCATCGCCTTGTTGGCGGTGCCGACGAGGGGGTTCTGAACCGCGTTGCCGTTGGAGGTTTTGACCATCAGCCCGCCCGTGATCGGGTCGAGAGCGGCCATCTTGGCGATTGCCCGCTCGGCCTGGGCCCATCGGCCGTAGGCCATGCAGTACGAGGCGAGCGCAGCGCGATCGATGCGGGTGAGAAGCCCGGCCCGGTAAAGGTCGGCCGACACCCGGACCCACTCGGCCCGGGCAAATCCGTTCAGCTCGTCCGGGGCCTCCGGAAGGGCGGCCTCGATCTTCGCTTCCTGATCGTTCAAAGGCCGCTTGCCGGGGTTGCCGGCGACGGCTTTCATGCCTGTCGGCGTCGGCTTCCGGCCGCGCGTCATTGGTCTATTCCCCCGGTTAGTCTGCCGATCACCTTCCGGCCGGAAAGACGTTCTCCTGTGGCTGCTTGTCCCAGGCCCGAAAACCTACTGTCTCTTGGTCCGAATCTCCGCCTCAGTACCTTCACCGGACGCGAGAGAGCACCGGGTCACGAGGGAAGCGAAATGAACACGAAGCCGATCGACTACAGCAAGAAATCGAACGCCCGGCGCGCGGCCATTGCCGATCTGGGCCCGGACGCGAAGGAGGGGGTGGACTACCGCCTCGTGCCGACCACCGGCGGTCGGTGGACCTACGAAAAGATCGCCGCCGGCCGCGAGGAGCGGATCGAGACCCGGCGCCAGGATCGCCTGCAGCGGGTGCGCGCGCACCTTGACGAGTTCGCCGCGGGCGCCGGTGCCGGCATCGCCGACGACTCCGAGGTCCCGAAGTTCCTGAAGCAGGGCCGCCCGAAGGCGACGCCGCAGGTCGCGCCGATCGCCGGCATGGCCCCGCTCGGCGCCGGCAAGGCGAAGGGCGCGAAGGGTGCCGCCGCGAAGGGCAAGGCCCCCGCCAAGCAGGCGAAGCCGGCAAAGGCGAAGGCCGCGCCGGCCGGCGGCGAGACCAAGACGCAAGTCGTGATCCGGATGCTCAAGGCCCCCGGCGGCACGAGCCTCAAGGAAATCCGCGCAGCGACGGATTGGGGCTGCGACGTGCGCGCCCTGGCGGCGCGGCACGAGCTTGACTTAAAGGTCACGGGCAAGGGCCGCGAGACCCGCTACTCGGTGGCCGCGTGATGGTCCGGACCGTTCGCGAATTCAGCGCCGCGGGCCCGTGCCTCACGCTCGGGGAGTTGGTCCGGGAGACCCCGAGGTTCTACGTCATCAAGCCGCGGCCGAACGGCTACGGCGAAGAACCCGAGCGCCGGGTCGGCAAGCGCGGCGGGCTCGTCCACTGCGAACCGTGCCGGTGCTGCCTGGACCACCCCGAGACGCAATATCCGGACGGCTACCTGGACTAGGGGCCGGGCCCGCCGACAAAGCCGCCTCGGGGGCCCCCGGGGCGGCTTTCGTTTTGGAGCGTGAGGGTCGCCGCTGCCGCGCCGCTGTGCCGGGTGGACCCCGGCCATCGCCTGCTTCTCACGCGCGCTTCTCGCCCCGGTACATGCCCGCGCCCACCTCCGCAATCTTGCCGAACGGCACGATCGGGACGGTGAGGCGCGCGCGCGCCTCGGGCTTGAGAAAGTAGATGTAGCGGAGCTGGTGCCCGGGGACGATCCGGGCGCCGATGTCCAGGAACGGCTTGAGGGTCGCGGCGCCGCCGAGGGTCACGCCGTAGCGTCGGGCGACGTCGTGGCGCTTCGGGCCCGACGTGTCGGTGAGGACCATGCGGGTGTCGCGGTAGCCGTCCGGGAACTCCACGATCTGCTCGTTGGCCTTGATCGCGGTGAGGACGAAGCCCGCCGCCCGGTAGATCGTTCCGTCCCCGCACTGCGTCGCGTCGGCGAACGAGATCACCCATTCGAGTTGAGGGTAGTGCTTCCGGAGAAGCCGGAACGCGACCGCCATGGCCCGGCTTTCGCTGTTGCGCGGCAGGCGGTCCGAGAACGCCATCCGGTTTAGCTCGATGAACCCGTGCCACGGGGTTCCGGCGACGAGGCCCTGAATCTTGCGCTTGTCGAGGGACGGGCCGAATTGCATGGCGCCCTCAAGCCGGCCGTCAAGGAACACCCCGAGGTGAACCTGGCTGTTCTGCACCACCCGGCCGCTGTAGTGGGTTGCCTTCACCATGCGAACGGCGTCGGCCGCGGCGATCGGCGCCACCCGCAGGTCCTTAGCCGACGCCATGTTGCCCGTGCCCGGTGAGGAAGGTCTCGACGATCCGGGCAAGCGCGTTCCCGTTGCTGTTGTCGTTCGGACTGTCGGTGAACGGGCCCATGGCCTTCGCCACCTCGATCGCCGCCTTGACCTGCTCGGCTTGATCGTCGTGCAGGGCGAACGTCATCTTCTGGAACGGCTCCCGATCGCCGTCCGCCAAGTCGGGCATTTCGGTCACGTCGGCCGCGCCCATGATCGTCTTAAGCTCGTCGGCGCCGAAGGCCGTCATGGACAGGTCGAAACCCATGGACGTGAGGTCCGCGAGTTCGATCCGGAGAAGCTCGAAATCCCATCCGGCGTTAAGGGCCGACTGGTTGTCCGCGAGGATGTAGGCTTTGCGCTGCGCCTCCGACCATCCCGTGCAATCGATCACGGGCACGTGGCCGTCCGGCAGTACGGCGCCCGCCGGTGTCCGGATCGAGCCGCCCGCGGAGTAGATCTCCGTCGCCGCGGCATGACGGCCGTGGCCGGCCACGATCCCGTCGGCGTCGGCCAGAATGGGGTTCGTCCACCCGAACTCGGCGATCAAGCCGCGGAGTTGCGCCACCTGGTCGGCGGAATGGGTCCGGGCGTTCCCGGGCGTGGGCTTGAGCGCCGCGATCGGGCGGAGCTCCACGCGATAGGCGGCGACGTCGGCCGCCGCGGTGTCTTGGTCTTTCAAGCGGGTTGACCCCCCCTCCGAATTTCGCGGTTTTGCACGTGGAGGGCCCCTACCGGGCCGGACCCCCCGCCTCTTTGAACTTTCGACCCCCCCCCCCTCGCCCGCCGGGGCAAGAGGGAACGGAGGGCGAATTCACGATCGACTCACGATCGGTTCACACCGGAACGGAGCAGGATCGCGCCGCGGCGGTGCCGCGCCGAACTCGTTGGGGTTGAGGGGCCAGCCGTCGCGATCGACGCCGTAGGACCCTCGCCGCTCCTCACGCTGGATTTCCCCGTCGTGGCACGGCTTGCATGCCGACTCGTGGTTCTCGGGATCGATGAAGAGGGACCAGTCGCCCTTATGGGGAATGCGGTGATTGACGACGTTGGCGGGCACCTCGTCGCCCCGTTCGAGACACCGTTCGCACAAGGGCTGGCGATCGAGTTGGGCTTCCCGGGCCCGAAGCCATGGCGCCCGCTTGTACCAAAGCCGATAGGTCACCCGGTCCCGACGTCGCGCCTCGTAGTCGCGATCCGAGGGCACCGGCGTTATCCTGGGGCGTGGTGGGCCTAGGACGGGGCGTGGCGCCCTATCCTAGGCCCGGGGTGGTATGGAGGACCGCGGCCATGTCGGCCGAGAAGTTGCTTTGCGTAGGCGGGCCCTATCGGGGCCGCTTGGTCGGGCTGGTGTGCGGGGCCCGGACGGTCCGGCTCACCTCGCCGGGGCCGGTCCGCATGGTCCCCGATGGCCCGCCGATCACGGCCGATCGGAGCGAGCGCGTGACCTACACCCGACGCCAGATTTGCACGGAGCGCGGCGTGATCCGGTTCCTTGCCCCGGAGGGCGTGGGGGACCACGAGGCGCTCCTCGAGCTTGTGTGGCACTACCACCCGCCCGGGACGTCCATGCGGGCGAACCGGGCCGAACGGGCCCAGGCGGTTGCGGTCCCGGCAGGCGTCGCGCTAAGGCCTGCCGGATGAATTCGCCGCCCACCCCGCCCCGGTTGCCGGCCGGGATCGTCGAGGCAACGCCTAAGTCGCTCGGATGGCTGCGCCGGCCGGAACTCGACCCGCCGAACCCCTTGGACCTACCGGGTGCCCCTTGCGTCTGGGAAAGGCCGGACGGGACCTTGCAGTACCTGCGGCCCGGCGAGACGGTGTTCCTGCGGCGGGGGCCATTGCCCGGGTTAACCGGCGATCGGCCACATACCGTCCTCTTTGACGATCTCGGGCCCGTCCCGATCGTCGACGTCTCGGTGACGGTGGAGAACAACCTCCGACCCAAGCCCGGGCCCGAGGCGGGCCTGTGAAGGTCACCCGCCGATCCATGTTCTCGGGCAAGGTGCACGCGGCCGACTTGCCGGTGACCCAAGAGCAGCTTGACCGCTTCGCTGCCGGCGAGAACGTCGGCATCGTGTTCCCGAACATACCGCCCGAGTGGCGCGAGTTCATTATGACGGGCACGACGCCCGCCGAATGGGCCAAGGAGTTCGGGAAGGCCCGGACCGGACAATACGACGGGCCCGAGATCGAGCCCGTCACGATCGTCGAGGTGCGAGCATGAACCGCCGCGGCTTCCTTCGCCTGCTTGGCCTCGCGCCGATCGGGGCGCCGGCCGCCTCGGCCGCGCCGGCCGCCTCGCCGGCGACGTCGCCGCCCGCGCCCGCCCCGTTGCCAGTGGTCGAGGTGGTGCGAAACGGACCCTTCGTCCAAGTGCGGGCGAAGCTGCCCCAGGGGGACCATGTGTGGACGGCCTGGATGGGGCGTTGAGCTTCGCCGCTAAGACCCGTCAAAAGTGACGGGCCCGGGATCGCGCCCGGGCCCGCCAAGTCGGGTCTCTTCCAGGAGGAAGGCGATGGTGCCGGCGCCATGGGATCGAACCTGGGACCGCCCGCTTACGATGCGGGTGCTCTACCGCTGAGCTACGTCGGCAAGGGGGGTGGACGCGCGCCCCGGTGCAGGTCTCGAACTCTGCACTACGCCGGTCCTCCGGGGGTTCGCGCTTCGCTCCCCAAGAGCCATTCCCGTCCGGCTTTGCCAAGGTTGCCCTTGACTTTCAGCGTCTCCCGTCTGGCTCCATTTCCGCCAACCGGGGGCGCGTCCAACTAAACTCTTGTATTCACTAGCAAACGTACTGTGGTTTACTTCCGGGAAGGGCCATTATCGGAAGCAAAGAGCGGGTCTGCTCCGACCGTGATCTTGGCCGCGGTGATTGCATTCGCCGCCATGGTCGCGGCGTCGATCGTGCCGGCCACGATGGCGCTCCCGGGGATCGTCACGAAGCCGCGCGCCGGGCCCGCCGCAAGGGCCCGGAGGACCGGCGCGGCCTTGACGGTTACGGGGACGGCCGCAAGGAAGCCAAGAAAGCCGCGCCGGTTCATGGCCGGTCCACCACGACGTAGCTCGGGCGATCGTCCGGCGGGAACACGAGGCGGTAGTGGAGTCGACCGTCGCACGTCACCCGGAACACCCGCCCGATCGGCGCCGTCCCGTCGTCGCGGGTCGCGGTCACATGCCCGCAGGCAAAGCCGTTGCGGCGGATGATGGCCTCGGTCGAAAAGTAGTCCGGCGCCGGCGGCGCCGCCCGGGCGCCGGTGGCGAGCATCAAGACGGCGGCTGCGGCGGTCGCGCTCATGGTCCGAGGCTTAGCGAAGCCCGCCGGGTCGCGGCAAGCCCGCTATAGCTCGGGAACGTAGGTCGACACGGGCGCCGGCCGGCGGTGCCGCGGCGTCTGCCGGGCGAGCGCCGCGGGCAGCGTCAGGGTCGCGCACCACATGGTCACCCAGGACCGGAATAGGACGTCGCCGTAGCGCGCCAAGGTCGCTAACTGCTCCGGACTCAAGGGGCGCCTCCTGCTGCATCCGATGGCGGGAAAAGGTGATCGTCATGCCGGCATCGGCACGACGTTGAGGAGGGCGCTACGCCGGGCCCGCAGCTCGCGGAACCGGGCCCGGACGTCGCCGACGTGCGGGACGCCGGCGACGAGCTCGCGGATCGCCCGGTTGAGCGCGGCCACCTCCCGGACGGAGTCCGGGAGGTCGCGCGTGGCGTCGGTCACCACCGCGGCCGGAACCGCTCGTGACGATCGAGCATCGCGGCGCGATCGAGGCGGCGCCGAAGGTCCTTGACGTCGACCGCCATGCTGGCGAGGCGCCGTTCGATCCCCTTCACGCGGCCGGTGAGCGGCTCCTCGAACACGGCCGTCGTGATTGCGCCCGAGGCGATGACGAGTTCGCTCACCAGGAGGTCGCCGATGTTGAAGGTGACGGGCCGCGGCGGTGCGAGCTTGTCCCGGACCTTCCGGAGCACCTGGTCGACGTCGTCGCCGGCGAAGCGCGCGCCGGTGTCGTCGCTGACCAGGAAGCCGCCCTCCGGCAGCGGGTGGATGACGAGGGGGCTTTTCTCCCCCCAAGGGCGCGCCTTCTGACCGACCTGGGCCATGAAACCTCTATGTGTTCGTTGCAGGGCTCGCGATCGGCCGCCATGCAGCCGACGCTAGGTCTCGGGATCCGCGGATCCACGAGCCATTCACGGGGCGCACGTCGGCCAGCTCCTCGAGGAGCCGATCGCGCCGGCGCCGCCGGCGCCCGACGTCGCGAAGCTATGCGCGGCGCACAGGGGCCGGGATGACGAGGGCGTAGGCTGCGGGCGGCGTTGGCGGCCACGCCGGCATCGGGTCGCGAAGGATCACCACGACGTCGCCGTTCGGGCGCTCGTGCATCTCGGGTGCGACCGTGCTCGGGTGCCGGCGATCGTCCACGATCACGTGGCCGCGGCCACGGCGGCGAAGCCAGCAGTCCCAGGCCCGCACGGCCGTTTCGAGGGCGCCGAGGACCGCGAGGGCGATCACGGCCACGATGATCGCGGCCTCGGTCGGATGGCCGTCGAAAAAGGCGAGCACGTCCACGTGGTCGATCCTCAGTGAAGGGCCCGGTGCGGGGCGGAGCGCGTTCCGCTTGGCTCCCCACGATCGCGGGTGATCAGACCGGCCGTAGGCATCGCACCGAAAGGGGCCGGCAAGGCGCACGGCCCGGCCGGGAACTCGGACCAAGACCCGAAGCCGTAGCGGTGCTTCGGACAGGTCGGATGATCGTCATGGCGCCGGCGGCTCGGGCGGTCCCAGGAACCGCCGCGGGTGGTGCCGAGATAGGTCCATCCGGACGCCCGAAGGCTTGCGCCGCTTTCGGTGTCGAGGATGTAGGTCAGGCCGCGCCGGTATCCCTTCGCGACGGCGGCACGACGGGCCGCGGCGTAGAGCATCGAGCAGGCGTTGAACGTGCCATCGGTGCACAGGCGGGTCACCTCGACGGTCAAGCCGTCGTCGAGGGCAGATGCGACCGGCCGGCCGACGATCGCGACGCCGACCAGGCGCCCTTCCCCGTCCTGGACCCCGTGTTGCCACAAGGCCCCCACGGGGGGCTTGTGGTGCCGGTGGTGCTCCCGGACGAAGGCGAAGGCTTGCCGCTGCGACAGCGGCCGCAGCTCGATCACCGGGCGTTGACCCGCGTCCACGTCCGGGGACAGCGTTCGCACCCTACCCGCTCGATCGTCACGCCGCGGGACTCGGTGAACGACAGGCACCGGGCCTTGGCGCCGTCGCGGACCCCGCCGCGGGGTCCGGCGGTGTCGTGCTGCTGCGGGCAGATGCAAGGCACGCGGCGAGCGCCAAGGATCGCGGCTCTCACGTCCGCGCGGTCGGTCGGAATTCCCACGGGTGCTCCGGGTTTGTGTGGTCGACGCGGGGCCGGTCTTTCATCGGCCGCTTAGCGGCACTCGGCTGGCGCTGATGCGACTTGGCGCGCGCAACAGAGGACTCCCCGGCCCTACCGTCCTGGGGGTCCACCGCGTCGATTCGGGAAGCTTGCATGCCCGCATGCGGGCATGTCGGCATGCAAGCCAATTTCAGAGGATGCCGGCGCCGGCGTGGTTTCGGAACTCACGGGCGCGGCGATCGTAAAGCTTGAGGGTCCGGATGTCCCGGTGAAGGGTTACGTCCATCACCCTGAGCATGTCGGCGCCGTTCGCGAGCGCCTCGGTCGCGAAGCCGGCCCGCAAGCTGTGGCCGGCGAAATCGTCGACGTCGTAGCCGGCAAGGCCGGCGTAGTGCTTGACGATGTTCGCAACCGACCGATCGCTAAGGCGCTCGCCGACGCGCCCGCCTTTCCGGATCGACCGGAACACGGCGCCCTCGGTGATGCCCGCCGCGGTCAACCAGTCGTCGACCGCCCGGACGGGCTTGAGCTTCGAGCCGTTCGGAACGGCGATGGTCTGCCCCCTACCCTCCTGGTCGGTCTTGGACCGGCGGATATGGACCCGCAGGCCTTCGCGGGCGCGATCAAGGTCCGGGACGTCGAGGGCGACGATGTTCGATCGGCGCTGCGCGATGGCGAAGCCCAACAGCAGCAGCGCCCGATCGCGAATGCCGATCAGGGTCTCGGGCACGTGCCCGAGCATCTCGCGCAAGGTGTCGGCCACGGCCGGCGCCTTCTGCTTGACGCTCGCCCCGATCGTGCGGCGAAGGCCGCGCATCAGGGACTTGACCACCTCGGCGTTCGTCGGCGGTTCGCGGCCGACCCGGCGGTGCGCGAAGGCGATGGCCGCCGCGCGCCGGTCAATGGTCGAGACCTTCAGCCCCTTGTGTGCACATTGCGTCAGGTAGAGGGCTACGGTCTCGATCTCGGCCGGGAGGCAGCAAAGGCGGTGCCCGTCGCACCAGCCCTTGAAGTCCCGGAAATCGGATTCATAGGCCCGGCGCGTGGCCGGGGCAGTCTCGGCGAGCACGAAGCCATCGGCGGCGTCGCGCAGCGCGTCCAAGGCTTCATCGTCGACGTCGACGAGCTCGCCCGCCGGCGACCACGGCACCGGCAGATTGTCCAAGGTCGCTCCTCGGCGTTTAATCCCGGGGCTTTACCTGCCCGTAACCGGCATGCCTGCATGCTTGCATGCCGGCATATCAGCATGCCGGCATGGAAGGATGCACCCCTATGAAGATCATCGTGATTGCGAGCCAAAAGGGAGGCGCGGGGAAAACCACCCTCGCCGTCCACATGGCCGTGACGGCCGCCATGGGCGGTTTCCGCGTCGGCCTCATTGACCTTGACCCGCAGGCCTCCGCGACCAAGTGGGGCCGCCGGCGGCTCCGCGCCGGACACGCGCCCGAGATTGCGGTGACCGCCACGACGGCCGAACTCCTGGGCGGCGTCGTCGACGGGGCCCGCGCCTCCGGTGCGGACCTACTGCTGATCGACACGGCGCCGAGCGCCGATAGGGCCTCGTTGGTCGCGGCGCGGCTCGCGGACTTTCTCTTGATCCCCGTCCGGCCGGCAACCTTTGACCTTGAAGCGATCGAGGCGACCCGCGACGTGGCGGAACTCGCCCGACGCCCCGCGGCCGTCGTCATCAATGCGGCGCCGGTGCGCAGCAATATCGTGACCGAGGCGAGCGATGGCCTCGCCGCGGCCGGCGCCACCATGGCACCGATCATCATTCACCAGCGCGTCGCGTTCAGCCACCCCATAGGCAACGGCGGTACGGCCATGAACTACGAGCCCGGAGGTAAGGCCGAATGCGAGGTTAGCGCCTTAACCCTGTGGGCATGCGGGCAAGCGGGCTTGCTTCCATGCGGGCATGCCGGCATTCCGGCATGATCGGGGGGAGGGAGCACATGGCCAAATCAGCACGTCGCCCGCCGGTTTTCCCGGCGACCGACCAGCCCGCTACGGCGTCGCCCGCGATGCCGGACACGCCGGCGAACACGCCGCCGCCGCGGTCGCAGCGCCCACCATCACGCCAGGGCAAGCGCCAGATCTCGCTTTCCGTCGACCCCGAGGTGCACCGGCAGCTTCGGACGTTGGCCGCCAAAGAGGACAAGAGCCTCGAAGCTCTCGGCAAGGAAGCCCTAAACCTACTGTTCGCGCAGTACGGGCTGGCGAGGATCGCCGCTTAGTTGAGCGCCGGAAGGATGCGGCCCGGGGGCCGCTCGCGCTTCCTACGCTCGACGATCACGGTACGGCCGCAGATCGTCTGCGGCCCGGTGAAGAACACGTAGCCGACCGGCTTTGCGGCCGGGTGCCGCTTCGGGTCCGCGATCTCGCGGGCCCGACGCTCGGCCGTTTCCGCCAAGGCGTCCAGGTCGATCATGAGCTGCTCGGCCGACCCGCCGTCGCGGAACTTGATGCGACGTGCGAGCGCCGCGAAGGCGCGGACCTCGGCTGCGGCGTCGATCCGGGAAACAAACATTCAGCAGCTCCGGATGGCGCCGATCGCGCCCAGGTAGGACCGGCGATCGTGCTCGTGCAAAGGTTCCTCGCCGGCCGTGGCCGCGGCTTCATTCGCTTCGGCCTGGTTCACCATGGCGGCGCAGGCATCGTCGGCTTCCACGGGCCCGATCGCCGCGGGGGCGATCACCCGAAAGAACGCGGCCTGGCTGTCCTCGAGTTCGGCAAAGAGCGCGTCGATCGCGTCGGCATCGCCTCGCGATGTCAGGCCGTAGTGCCCGCGGGCAAGGTCGACGTCGGCCGCCGCTATGGCGCGCAGCGCCGCGGCCACGCGATCGATCGCGCGCTCGTATGTCGCCGGCAGCATGCGGATTGTCCGAAAGGGTAGGGGACTCGGGCCCCTGAAACGCAGAGCGCCCCGCGGCCGTGTCCGGCCCGGGGCGCTCGCCTATCTGTACCCTTTGGGGTCTATGTCAACGCCCGCTCATAGTCAAGCGGCCCGCGCGATCCTCCTGCGCGGGGCAACGCGCCGCGGCGCCGGCACGATCGCGGGCTGCGTGTCGGGCAGGACGCGCGGGGTCTTTTCGACCTCGCCCGCCCACGGAAGGCGCGCGGCAGTCGGTCCGGTGATGACGATGCTGGAAAGATAGGGTCGCATGCGGTTCGGCTCGTCCGGCGTGGGGTCGGGGACTTGGCGGGAAAGCACCTCGGCGAGGTGGGCGAGGGCGGCCCACCAGACGGCGTAGGCGGCGCGGCACTCGACGACGCCGGCGGGGCTCGGGGACCATTTGAGGGGCGAGAACGCCCCGAGGGGATAACCGGCCTTGCCGCGGTGATGGCAGGTCACCTCGGCTTGCACCGTGCGGGCGACACGGGAGACCAGGGCGCCGGTGTCCGGATCACGGGTCTCGACGTAGCCTACCACCCGCTCCTCGGTGCGGCAGACGATCGGGCGGTTGTTGTTGCCGAGGATCGCCTCGGGCACGGGCGCATCGAGGAGGGCGGGACGAGACCCGAGGCGGGCGCACATAACGACGTGGCCGGCCGCTTGGTCGCGGATTTCCGACTTGAGCTTGGCGACGTCGAGGTAGGGGCGGGCGGGCCCGCTCCTCGCCGGCGCCACGAGCTCGTCGAGGCCAAGGGGCACGTCCGATATGTCGAGATCGCCCGGCGTCATGTCGCGCACGGCCTGCTCGATCAGAAGCGCATCGGGGTGGGGATCGCCGAGCGCCATCGGGAACCCGGGCTCACGGGAAAAGTCGATCGCCGTCCCCAGGACCGCCATGGCAAACATCGGCGACACCGATGGAAAGCCGGTCGGCGGTCGGCCCCGGCCGCGGTCCTTTGTCTGCTTCGGGAGTTCATGCACGAAGGTTCGATGCAAGGCCGCCTCGATCCCGAGAACGCGCCTTACCGTGGCCATCTGGCCCCTGTCTGACCCCACCGTTAACCCTTGTTTAGTTTTCGTTCTGAGGCCGGGTCGCGTGCCGGTGGTCCCACTGTCAAGAGGGAATTTTCCGATGCGACAGAATCACCACACCGGCACTCCGTGGCGGTTCAAGCGCTCGGCGATCCGGGCGCACGCCTCGACCCGATTCCGATGCGTCGTCGATCGCGGCCAGCCGAGTCCCCGCTCCAGTTCGCGCACCGATCGGCGCTCGGCTTTCGCCATCGCCCACTTAAGCAGGTAGTTCCTCACCTTCACGTCGGGGACGAATTCCGCGACCCACGAGATTGCCGCCGCGGCCTTCACGAAGCGGTCCGGATCGCGCTTGCCCTTTGGCCCACTGTAGCCGTCGCGCCGGACCCGGAACGCCCAGACGAGGTGATCGCACACGCGGGGTCCTTCCCACTCGGCCGGTAGGAGTTCGCCCTCGGGCGATCGGCGGCGTGCCTCGGCCGCGGCGCGGCGCCCGTGGCGGTCGTCGAGAACAATCCTCGCTGCCGAAAAGGTGTCCATGAATTCGGTAAGTATAGGGCGCAAGCTCAACCTAAGGAATGACGGTCTGTTCGCCAAACCGGACAATTCCGGGGCGTCGACCCTCTTCGGCGTCGAAACGCATAGCTACGGCGGATCTCCGCCGTCGGCTATGCCCTGGGGGAAACCCTCAGGTGGTCCCGATCTTGCGCAGCCGCCCCCCGGCGGCCTGCCCGGCCGCCGTAGGCGGCCTACGAGTAACCTTGTCGCGCGAAAGCGCGACGCTATTGATGATCTGGTTAGGCGTGGAGGCCGCAAAAGAGTCCGACCCTGCCCGTTCACGGGTGCGGCGGCGATGGCGAAGCCAAGCGGCCCAGTCGTGCCCCGGCGATCCGGCCTCGTCCGGCGTCGCGGGCCGGCCCTCCATGTTGAGCGTGACCCAATTCGGAAGGTTCCGGTATGGCCCCACCCGGCGCTCGGTGATGTTGACCATGCCGAGCTTCTCGGCGATGCGCAGCGCGTTCTTGACGAGTGTGCGCCCGACGCCGGCCATGGCGCCTATCTGGTCGATGTAGAGCTTGCACGCGCCCCGTTCCACGATCTCGCGCCCCACCACGCTTAAGACCGCGAGCTGGCCGGGGGTGAAGTGCCAAGCCAAGTGGGGGGGAACCCACCCGCCCATGAACGTCCGGCGCCGGCGGGCGCGGCTGTCGATCGTGCGCGGCCGTGATCCGAAGCGGTGGGGGTTCCGCCGAGGAATAGCCGGTAGCTCGCGTCGGATCTCCACCATGGCGTCGAGGGACCGGAGCTCCTCGCCATCGATGAGACCTTGCTCGGTCGCGGCATAGATCGCCTTCACGACGCGATCGAGGTTGCGGCCCTTGGCCGTGCGGACGATCGCATCTCGGATTTTCTCGAACCACGGCGTCGCCGCCGGCGCCTGGAAGTCCGGACCCTCGTCGTCGGGCGCCTCGCCCAAGACGTCGCGGATGACGTCCTTCGGGTCCTCCTTGGGCGCCGGCGGGGGTAGGGCGCGCGGCGTCGGCTGCGGCCTCGACGCCGGCAGCGGCCGGCGGGACGATGCCGGCGACGTCACCGGCGCCGGTGACGGGGTGGTGCGGGGGGCGAGGCCGGCGAGCGCCCGCTCGATCGCGAGGTCCACCGACGTCGGGGTTACGGCCTCGAACACGGCATCGCGGCGCGTCTCTCGAGGAAGCGCAAGAGGGAGTAAAGGGGGGGCGTGCGACATAGGTAAGCCCGAGCATGCAAAAACCCGCGGCTGCTCCACGTGAAGGAGCGACCGGGGCCGCCGGCGCGATGGCCGGCCCGTTGACAGGAGGCGAGGAAGGGGGCTCGCTGGACGGGCGCAAAAGATCAGCGCACCGAGAACCGGCATGGGTCTCGGGCTTCGCGAAAAAAGCGCGCGTTCACCTGTCCTGCGAAGCAAGCCTTGCCGGGCTGTAGCGGGCTAGGGAGCGCGCGCTGCGCTGTCTCGTGATTGCGGCCAGTCCGCCGATCGTGGCGGACCGCGGGGCCAATAGGGCGGGCCGAAGGTCAGGATCATGGGGCGGCCCCGTTAATGGGCCATTGCCGCCGCCGCGGTCGCAATCAGACCGGGGGCCGCCAAAAAGGTACAAACAAAAACGCCCCGCGATCCGGGGCGGTCAGAGAACAAACGCCGGGTGCGCGCCGGCCATGGGCGCGGGTCGACTACGCCGGCCCCGGTCCTGGTCATGGCCGGCGGCGGCGCCGCGGCCGTTCCGCGACGTCGAAAAGGTCCGGGGCTCGCGTAGGGGCGGGGGCCTTCGGCCGGTGCCCCTCCGGAGGATCGTTGCGCCGCTTCCGCGGGTGCAGGCGGTGCAGCGTCTCTAAGGTGATCGGTAGGCCGCGCCGCCTTGCCCAGGCGACCACCGAGTCCCATCGCGACCGCGGGATGCCGCGGCGCTTCATGTCGGACCCGCGCTGCTGCACGTGCTCGCCGGTGTAGCCGCAGATTCGACCAGCCTTGGTCGGTCCCCCGAGCAGAGAGAAGAGGGCCGCCAAGGTCTTCGGTTCCAACGAATCGTTCATCGCGACTCACGGCGGGAAGGCTACGCATATGTGCGTTGATTCCGGAATACGCCGATTCGCGTTGACAACCGTTAATGGACCCGCGTTACCTTACGCCGTAGGTTGAATCCGCCTTTGGATTGTTCTGACGTGACCGTAGTTCTGGATTTCCACGAGAGCCGCATCCGGCTAACCGTCCGCAATGGACTGCGCGACGAGATCGGCGGCGCGATCGAGCGGTTGGCCGCCCTCAACATCCCCGACGCCGTGACCGGCATCCGCGGGGCCGATGGCGAGTTCCTTCCCGTCAGCAAGCTCCTGCCGGCGATCGAGGCGGCCCTATTCGACATGAACGCACCGATGCGGGAGGAGCGCGCGATCGAGCGCGCAGCGATCGTCCACCGAGGGGAGCCGACCCATGAAAAAGATCAAGCGGAAACCTAGCGATCGGGCTCTCGGGCCCGCCGATCATCACGTGGCCGCCCGCATCATGGCCCGCCGCCGCGAGCTGCAGGTCCGCCAAACCTACGTGGCCCGGATCGTCGGCGTGAGCTTCCAGCAGTTCGGGAACTACGAGCGGGGCCTCGATCGGATCACGGCCGGCCGGCTTTGGCAGATCGCCGGGGCGCTCGGCGTGCCGGTAGCCTACTTTTACGAGGGCCTGCCGGTGGTCGCCGGCGACGTCCCGGCGCCGCCGCCGGCGCCGGCGGCAGGTGGCGGCGCCACCAGCGCGCCACGGCGCCTGCCAGGGTCCGCCCCCAAAGGGCCCGCCAAGCCTTCACCCTCCAAGCGCGCACGAAAGCGTTCAGCAGCCGCCGCCGGCGGGGCGGCGTGATGGCGCGTAGGTCGACGAAAGCCGCCGCGGCGCCGGCGACGATCGCCCCCCGTGTCGTCACGATCGGAAAACTCGCTGATGGTGGCGGTCCCGCGACCCTCGACATTGACGTACTCCTGACAACGCGGCTCGGCATTCAGGCGATCAGCCGCGCCGGCAAAAGCGCGACCATCCGGACGATCTGCGAGCAAAGCTTCGGTCTAGTCCAGCATATCATCCTGGACGGCGAGGGCGAATTCTACACTCTGCGCGAAAAGCACCCCTATGTGCTTGCCGGTGACGACGGCGACTTTCCGGTGACGGTGGAGAACGCGGAAGCTCTCGCCCTCGCCCTCCTTGAGCACGGCTTGTCCGCCGTCGTGAACCTTCACCCGCTGCGCATGGGCGCCCGTCGCATCTTCATCGCCCGCTTTATCGAGGCGATGATCGCGGCGCCGCAGCGCCTATGGCACCCGGTCCTCGTCGTGATCGACGAGGCGCAAAAGTACGCCCCGGAAGGGGCGAAGGTTGAGAGTTCGGAGGCGATCGTCGACCTGATGGACCAGGGCGGCAAGCGCGGGTTCGCGTGCATCCTCGCGACGCAGCGCCTCGCCCGCCTTCACAAGGATGCTTCGGGGGGGCTCGCGAATTGGCTGCTCGGGTTGGTGGTCCAGGACGTCGACCGCCGGCGCGCATGCAGCTACCTCGGGTTCACGCCCGGGTCGGCCGAGGGACGGTCGCTTGCCGATCTGGCGGCGGGGACCTTTTACGGCGTGGGCCCGGCGATCACGCAGAAGCCGGCGCTCATCCGCATCGCCCGCCCCGAGACCACCCACGTCAAGTCCGGCGAGGCCTCGGCGCCGACGCCGCCGGCGCCCGCGGCGATGAAGGAGCTTTTCGCCGCGCTGCGCGCCGCGGCCGGGCCGGTGGACGAGGAACGGGGTCGACTCGATACCGACCGCGATTGGCGGCCGGGCGCGACGTCGCCGGCGCCGGCCGCCCCCCGGGCCGCGCCCGACGAGATCGCCGCGGCGGTACGAAAGGGCACCGAGACCGGAATGGTGATCGGGGACCAGCAAGGCTACGAGCGGGGGCGGCGGGAAGCCGAGGACGTCGCGGCCGTGACCTTCCTTCGCCTCCACCAGCAGAGTCTCGAGCTTGCCCAGGCGGCCCAGGCTTTGGCCGCCGAGGCCGGCGCCTGGTTGCGCGGGCACGGCTGGATGGAGGCCCCTACGGCGCCCGTAGGCGGCCCGGCGCCCGCGCCGGCCCTCCCCGGGCCCGCAAGCCGCGCCCCGGGCCCTACGGCGCCCGTAGGCGGCCCGGCGCCCGCGCCGGCCCTCCCCAGGCCCGCAAGCCGCGCCCCGGGCGCTACGGCGCCCGTGGCGGCCCCCGCGGCCCCGAATGGCGCGGATGGCCCGGCGCCCGCGCCGCGGGCCCCTAAGGGCCGCGGCGGGCGGTCCCGGATGGGGATGGCGCCCATGCCCGGGACCGCCACGATCACCGACCGCCTCCTTGCCACGCTGACCCGGCCGCGAACCTGGGCCGAGGCCGCGGCCATCGCCGGCGTGACCCCCGAGACGCCCCGGGTCCGCCAAGCGCAAAAGAAGCTCCGTGAGTCCGGGAAGGTGCGCGACGTCGGCGGGGTGGTGACGGCGATCGACCCGCCGGCGGCGGCGATCGACGACAGCCCCGCCGCGGTCCGCGCGACCTGGATGGCCCGGCTCGGCGAGGTGCCGGGCGAGATCCTCGCTGCTCTTGCCGATCGGTCGGACGGCCTCCCGGTGGACAAGTCGACGGTGGCGGAATGGGCCGGCCAGAAGGCGGGCACGCCGCGATTCCGCGAGGGCCTTCAACTCTTGCGGCGGAACGGTGCGATCCTGGAGTCACGGCATCGCGTGCAGCTCACCCCGCCGTTCGGCGGGAAGGGCGGCGACATAGGCGCGGAGGAGGACGGGGCGTCGGCCGCGGCGGCCGATCATCGGCAGACCGAGGCGCGGCGCCCCGCGGCCGAGCGGCCGGCGCGGAAGCCCGCGGCCGAGCGGCCGGCGCCGTCCGCGGCGGCCGACGCCGGCGGGCAACGCGGGATGGTCCTGAACGCGATCGCTTGGGCCGAGCGGTCGGGAATCCTCGCGGTCCGCGAACTCGTGGCGGTGATCGTCGGCATGCAACCGGATTCGCCGGTGCTGCGCATGCAATTGCGGAAGCTCGAAACCGCCGGTCTCGTGACGACGGCCGCGGACGGGGCGGTGCTCCAACTGACCGACAAGGGGCAGAGCCACGCGACCGTCCCCGATCGCCCGCTCGATCACGCCGCCTTGGTCGAGGCGGCCCTCGGCCGGATGCCGAAGCAATCGGGCGCGATGCTCCGGGAGCTCGTCCGTGTCCACCCGAAGCGCGTCGACCTTCCGACGCTCGCCAAGCGGCTCGGCATGGACCCGGACTCGCCAGTGGTCCGGATGAACGCCGGCCGGCTTCACAAGCTCGGTCTCGCGACCGACCCGAAGGCGCCGCCGATCGCGGCGTCCGACGTGCTTTTCCCGTGACCGTGAAGCTCGCCTATCAGTTGCTGGTCGCCGCGGCGATGATCCTCGGCGCCGCGGCGATCATGCGCGGCTGCGTCCGGGACCGCCATTGGTGGACCGCCGCCACGTGCGCGCCATGGGTCGTCGGGGGCGCGGTGATCGCCCTGCGCAGCCTCAACTTGATCGCGTTGTTCTAGGCGGGCGCGGGCCGTGCCGGTTTCCCCCGACCTGATGCCCCTTTATCCCGGCGGCTCAACCAAGTCGCCGGAATGGGTCGCGATCGTCGAGGCGATCGGGGCGCGCAGCGGATACCGTTGCGAAGGCTCGCGCGCCTATCCGGAGTGCCGGGCGGGCAATGGCGAGGTGCACCCGATCACCCGGGCGATCGTGGTCCTGCAGGTCTGTCACGTCGACCAGGACCCGCGGCACAGCGACCCGGAAAACCTGCGGCACTGGTGCCAGCTTTGCCACAATACCCACGACGCCCTTTTCCGGGCGAAGAACGCGCAGCGCACGAAGGCCGACAACGCCCGCTGCCCCCACACCCTAGACCTTTTCGGAGAAGCCGCATGTCCGGCACGTTGACCATCCACGAGGACCCGCTTCCCCACGAGCGCCAGCAGCTTCACAACGAGGGGATAGCAGAAATGGCCGCGGCCCTCGCCGCGATCGACGCCTTCGAGGCCGGGTTCCTCAAGACGGTCGACTCCGGCTCGATGCAGATGCACGAGCACTGGATGACGTTCGGGTGGACGATCAGCCGCCTCGTCGCCCGGATCGTCGCGAACCTTGATGACGACGAGGCGGCGACGGAGATGGCCGGCACGCTGTTCGCGAACGCCGCCAAGCACTTTCCGGCCTATCTCCGCGACCGCCGCAGGGAGCAGGTTCGCGAGGCGGAAGAGGCCGCGCGGCAGGCCGCGGTCGCGGCCGTCGACGACATGAGCCGGGCGATCGACGGGGCGGCGATCGAGACCCCGCCCGAGGTGATCCCGCCACCCCCGCCGTCGCCGGCGACGTCGCCGGCGGCGATCGGCCCCGAGGGAGCGCCGACGCCCCGGCCGGGTGCGGAAGCCGAAATCGCCGACGCCCACGAAACGCAAGCGAAGGCGATGAAGGTTTTCTATTATGGCTTCATCAAGCTAAGCCGGACCGGGGCATACTCCATGCCCGAACTCGTCTTGCACCAGGGCCTTCAAATCGGGACCCTCGTGGCCGAAATCCTGGGGTTTGCTAAGACGGAGAAGCGCCTCATGGACCTTGCCGCGCCCCTCCTCGACGTCGCCCGCGACACGGTGCCGATGGCATGGCGGCGCGCGCAGGTCGATCGTGACGTGGCCGCCGCGGCGCGGGCTTCGGGCGGTGGACCATGAGCCCGGATTGGTTCGTCTATATCGCCCTCGCCTTCGAGGTGGCCGCGATCCTCGCCGTGGGCGTCTGGATCGCATGGGAGGTCGCGAAAAGTCGCCGCTTCCTGCGCGATCACCGGCGCAGCCTCGAAGCACGGGCGGAGGCGATGCTCGACGAGTGGCGCCGAAACCCACCGCGGGCCGAGCGGATCATGTGCGGCGCGATCGACGCAAGCCTCCTTGAGGCGGTCGACACGCCAGAGGGGCCGGTGTTCGTCGACAAGCGCATGAGTGAGGCCGAGAAGGCCGCGGCCGTTGCGGAGGCCCTGGCGCTGCGCCGCGAGCTGCGGGCCCGGGTGCTCCATTGATCGACGCCGGCGAACTGGCGGCCGTCGTCGACGCGGCCGTGCGCGACGTGAACCGCCGGCGGCTGCGTTCGCCGGAGGAATGGAGGATCGCGGCCGAGTTGGAGCGGCGGTTCGGCCGGCCGGTGGCCTATGGCGGGATCGTCGAAACCATCACGCTCGAGGAGCTGCGCCGGCGGCTGGTCGTGACGACAATCCCGGCCACGAAGATCGCCGTGGGGGGCTGACCATGTGGCGAGGCCGCCTGAACCCGGGCATCCCGCCGCGGGCCTTTCCGGAACCCGACGACGTTCTCGCGTTCAGCGACCCCGCGCGCGACGGGCCCGAGGTGATGCGATTGTCGAACGCCTTTATGAGAGATGAAGCCGTCGAACTCCCCGGCCGGCCAGGGCGCTGGCTCGTGACCGCGATCGACGTCGTGGGGGGTTGCGACGGAACCCTTGTCGAGGTGGAGATCGTGGCGGTTCCGCCCCACTGAAAAGGCCCGCCCGGCATGCGCGCATGCCGGCATGCCTGAAACGCGAAAAGCGCCTCGCCGGGGCCCCGGGGGGCCGCGGCGAGGCGCTTGGGAAGCGTAGGCAAAAGGCGAGTGCGGTCTATGGTCGGGGCGCCGACCTCCGGCGGCAAACCTTGCAGGGTGTGAGTCCGATGATCGGAAAACCCACCGGAGGCGGCGACGTTCCCGACTGAGGGCCTATTTCCACGCGCATCATGCGCGCGCCGACCTCCTCACGGCGTGCCCCGAATTCAAGCCCTGGCGATGGCGGCCGTCAACCCTACGGTGATCCGAAAGGCCACCAGCTCGGGCGCGACGCCAGGAACCAGGCGCCGGCGGCCGATGCGATTGCCGCGGTCGGCACGTGCTTTTTGAGAAGCCCGAAGGCCGCCCTCGCCAGCTTGCGCCGCTCGTCGCGGCGAATGTGCTCCTCGTAGAGCTTGGCCACCATGGGGGCCATCCCTTCAACGAGGGTCTCGACGCGCTCCAGGCGCTCGCCTTCGGATCGTTCGCTCATGGGTTCCGCCCCCGCGGTCGCGGCGGGGTTGACCCCCGCTCGCGCCGGCTTTTGTGTGGTGGTGGGTTACTCGGCTTCGACCGACGCGGCCGACGCGCCGGGCTCGAACGGGATCAGGGCCGACGCCTTCGATCGGATTCCGTCCTCGCCCCCGAGCCACTTGATCGCCTGCGGGGTGAGCTCCTCGACGCCCTTTTGAGCGATCCAGGCCAGCATCGAGTTCCCGACGTCGACCGTCACGGCTTGACCCTCGACGGCACCTTGAACGGCGGTGTAGGCGCGGCCGACGAGCTCCTGCATGCGGCGCTCGTTCATCCACATGCGCAGGAACGCGCCGATCGGCCCGGGCACGAGGGTCACCAGGTAAAGCCCTAGCGGCGTGAGGACCGGCATCAGGATCGAAAACCACCGCAGCAAGTCGTCGCCCCAGTGGTAGGTCACGGGCGCCGCCGGCGGGGCCGCAACGGTCACCTCGATCTTCGGCGCCGGCGACGCCGCGGCAGGAACCGGAAGCGTCGGCACGGCCGCCGGCGCGATCGGCTCGGCGAGGGCTTCGGCGACGAAGGCCGGGGCGGCCGGCGCCGGCCGGCCGACCACCGGGGCCTTCACGGTGGCGACGGCCTCGGGAAGGGCCGCCGCAGCCGCGATCGGCTCGGCGACCGTGGGCTTGCCGAAGCCGAACTGCGGGACGCAGGCGGCCGAAAGGCCCGCCGCGAGGACCGCGGCGGCGAGGAGGAGGCGACGCATTGGGGAGATCTCCGAACGGAAGGGAAAGGGAAGGGGGGGGTTCAGGCCTCGTTCGTCGAGACCGGGCCGGCGGCCGACAGCGCGACGCGGCGCACGTTCGCCGGCTGCGAGACGCGCCAAGGCGCGCGGCGTGCCGCGACGAGGCGGGCCTTCTCGACGGGCACGATGCAGACCTGATCTTTTTGATTGCCGCCGAGGACGTAGAAGCGGGTCGCGTCCTCGCCGACGTAGAGGCCGACGTGGCCGGCCGTGCCGCCGCCCGGGAGCTTCCGCTGGAACACCAGGACGTCGCCGAGCATCGGGACGGCGGCCGGGTTGCCCCACGTCGCCCAATTCAGGGCCCAAAGGGCGTTGCCCTTCGGCTGGTGCGGCCACCCTGCACGGAGGGCCCACACCGACACCGTAAGGCCGCACCATGCGATCGAGTCGCCGGTGTAACCCTTGGCCCCGGTCTCGCGGGCCCACGCCATGATTGTCGGGTTGTTCCCGGCCCCAGCCGTCTCGTGGGTTCCGAAGGTCTTGAGGGCCTCGACAAGCATCTTCGGCCCGGGCTCGCGGGCGAGCCAGGCATAAGCGGGGGGCAGCATTTCGGGGGTTACTCCGGGCATGAAAAAAGCCGCCTCGCGGCGGCTTTGGGGGGGGAGAGAGTTGGGGGCGGTACTGGGGGCCGCCGGCGTGCTTTCTTTTAGGGTTGCGCCGCCTCCGCGGCGGCCGGCGCCGGCGGCGACACGAGCGCTCGGATGCGCTCGGTGATCTGCGCCTCGTAGGCTTGCCGGAAGGACTGCAGCGGGCCGTTGACGGCGGCTGCGAGCTCGTCCGCCTCGGCGCGCTCCTCCGCGGTGAACGTGGCCAGGACCGCCGGCCCGAGCAGGACGTAGGCGGTTGGGGGCGGCGGCGCCGCGGCGCCGGCCTGGGGCGGTCCGCCCGGCGGGTGGGGCGAGATTTTGAGGCCCTCGGACGTGTGGACGGGATAGCCCACCTCGACGCGCGCGGTCGTGCCGTCCATGACGCCGGTGGCCCGCTGCTGAAGGCGCCCGATCTGGACCATGATAGACGTCGCCGGCGCCGCCGGCGTGTCGGTGCTCATGCTCGTTCCTCCTCTACGCGGCCAGCGCCGCCGTGAACGCTTGTTCAACTTGCGGGGTGGTGTGGAGGGTCCCTGCCTCGATCTGCGCCCGGACCGCCCCTTCCGCATTGAACGCTCCCTGGACATGCCGGAAGGCCGCGACAATAGCCGCCATCATGTCGGCGTTCGAGACCGCGCGCGGGACGCCGTCCGCGAATTTGAACGAGTCGCCGTCAAGCCGCAGGCCGTCACGGATCGCGCTGTAAGTGCTTTGGAGGGCCGCTCGTTCGTCGCCTCGCGACGTCGGCAGTGGCGCGGGCTGTCCGTCGACCAGGACCGTGATCCCGCCAGTCTCAACCTCCCACCGGCGGCGGGCGAGGTATTCGAGGAGGCCCTCCCCGAACATCATCATGGGGTCGCCTCCAAAGTGTACGCCGTCGCGGCCCACGGGAAAGCCTCGACCACCACCTCGTGGGTGCCGGGTGTGCGGAACCCGACCACCAGGTCTCCGCCGCCGTGAACCTGCTCGGGGAAGCTCGCGACGCGGACCCGGGCGCCGGCCGGGACGTCGGGCAGGGTCGCGCCCTCGACACCGGCCTGGACGCTCGCCTTGTCGAAGCTCCAAGGGAACGACGGGCGCGGCCCCCACGTGCCGCTCGCGTCGTCATAGAGGAAGCCGATCTCGACGTCGGCGCCAGACGGGACGCGCCGCCAGTGCGCGCCCGCGGGCGTCGCCAGGAAGCCGGTCAGGGCGCGATCGTCCGTCTCGCCGACCTGAACGATGATGTCGGTCTGGGGGTCGAGCACCACAAACGGCGCGGTAGCCGTGCTCATCGGGCAAGCTCCGCAGTGTATAGCGAAACGGACAGAGGGAAGTTGCTGTTCGTGTTAATCTGAAAATTGTGCGTCCCCTCCGGCAGCCCTGTAATCTTGATGGACCTTGCCCAATTCTGAGCACCCCAAAGCAGAGACGTTCCGCTCTGCGCGAGCGGGACGTCCGACACCTCAAAATACGAATAGGTGTTGCTGTTCACCATCATGCTGTAGCCGCGATTCACCACGTAGGATTGGCTGACGCCGGGGGAGACCGCGACGCCCGATCCAGGCGAGGCATTCGTGGCGCAGACGAGGAACTCGACCGCCGAGCCAGAGCGGACGAACATCGGCAACGTCACGGTGTTGGCCTGGAGCGTGCCGGAGGTCGCGGCCATGTTCGAGACAGCGCCGGTCGCGATCTTGATGGTGCCGACGTTGAGGTCCGCGATGTTGGCGCTGAGGACCTGGAGCGACCCGATCTTGGCGCTCGTGATCTGCGCGTCCGCGATCTTCGCCGTCGTGATGATGGCATTCGCGAGCTGCGCCGTCTCGGTGATGACGGCCTGACCCGAGATGATCTTCGCCGCCGTGACGGCACCAGCCGCCAGCTTCGGGGTCGTGATCCCGAAGTCTTCGATGATGGTCGAACCTACTGCTCTTCGGAGCGCGACAACATCCACGTAGAAGTATTGCGACGACGAGCTGTAGTGATTGATGATCTGGACCGTTGCCTTCGTGGCGTTGCTCGGCGAGGTCGCGAGGCCGGCATACCGAGTGGGGCCTCCTATCGGCTGGTCTAAGATCGGGAACGACGTGCTGACGTAGCTCCCGTTTGCGTCGTACCAGTTGACCGCGCCGAAGCTTCCGCCAGTGCTGCCCGCCGAGCCGAGACCATAGAAAGACAGCTCGTAGGCGGCCCCACCCTCGACGGGGAACATTGCGGCGGAACTGATTGAAGCCGAGTCGACGGACGGGTTGGTGTGACCCTTGTTCAGCACCACCATGCGGATGCCGGACCGCGCCAGCGTGCTCGTCAGGCCGTACACGCTCCCGTTTGGATGGCTTGCGCCCCCGACCCACGCAGTCGGGATCTGGCCGTCAGTGCCTTCCTCAAAGTCGCCGTTGATGATGACGCTGGCCGTGTGCGGCCCGACTGTGATCTTGGACGCCGTCACGGCGCCCGCCGCGAGCTTCGCGGTCGTCACGCTGTCGGCCGCGAGCTGAACGGCGGTGATGCTGGCTGCGGTCAGGCGGTCGGCGTTGATCGTGCCCGCCGCCATGTGATTGGTGACGATCGCGCCGGCGACGACTTTCGCCGTCGTCACTGCCCCGTCCTGAATTGTGGTGGTGCCTACGGCGCCCGCCGTCAGGGCACCCGTGTTCGGGTCGATCGACGAGACGGCGAGCTTCGAGGCGATGATGGCCCCGGCGGCGATGTTGCCGGCCTGGACCGCGCTCGCCGCGAGCTGCGTCGTGCCGATCGCGCCGGCCGCGATCGTCCCGGCCGTGACGGCGTTCGCCGCGAGGGCGGCAGTGGTGACGGCGCCGGCGGCGATCGTCCCGGCGGTCACGGCCCCGGCCGCGAGGGCGGCAGTGGTGACGGCGCCGGCGGCGATCACCCCGGCCGTCACGGCGCCGGCCGCAAGCTGAGTGGTGCCGATGGCCCCCGCTGCGACCTTGCCAGCCGTGATCGCGTTCGCGACCAGCTTGTCGGTGGTGATCGATCCGTCTTGGATCGTTGTCGTGCCGACCTGGCGCCGAAGCGTCACGTCGTCCGCGATGAGATAGCGAGCGGACGCCGAAGCCCAGTAGTGCAGGAGGAGTTCGACGCGCCCCTGCCGAGCGTCGGCGTGCGTCGTGATGGCGGCCTTGTACCGGGTCCAGTTTACCGCCCCCGGCCCATTGACGGTCGGGCCGCCGGCTGTGAGGTAGTTTAAGGCGGCGTCGTATTGGTGAAGGAGGACGTAGACGCCGTCGGGCGTTGCACCCTGGATGGACAGGGCCGCGGCGAGCTCGTAGGTCTCGCCGCCATTGATCGGGAACAGTCCGGAAACCGCGCCGAGGCCGACGCCAGCGGGCGAGGGGCCGCGATCAAGGAGGAGGCGGTTGGTGCCGCCGATCGCGCCGGCGGCCTGAGCCGCGCCCGAGTAGCCGCTGCCGCTGCCATAAACCTGCAGCGTCCAGCCGTTCGGCATCGATCCCGGGGTGGCTTCCTCAAAGTCGCCGTTCGGCACGATGTTGCCGAGGGCTTGCCCGATCGACAGCTTCGACGCCGTGACCGCGCCGGCGGCGATGTTGCCCGCCTGGACCGAGCCGGCGGCGAGGGCCGCCGTCGTGACCGCGCCGGCGGCGAGGGCCGCCGTCGTGACCGCGCCGGCGGCCAATGTGGCTGCGACCACGGCCCCGGCGGCGAGGACGGCGGTCGTCACCGAGCCGGCCATCAGCTTCGGCGTCGAGATCGCGTTGTCCTGGATTTGCGTGCCGACGATCTGCCCGGTGACCTTCGCCGCGGCGATGTCTTGGAGCTGCCCGTTAGTCAGTTGCCCCGTGACTTTCGAGGCGGCGACGGCGGCGATCTGCGCGTTGACGAGCTGCCCGGTGATGTCGGCCGCGGGGACCGCTGCGGTCCAATCCCCGCCGTTCGCGGAGGTCCAGCGCCAGAGCTTTTCCGTGAGCGTGTCGTAGACGAACTTTGAGCCCGTCCACCCGACCGGGCTCGGCAACCCGACCACGATGCCGGGGAGCTGCAGGCCGGAGGCGACCTTCGTGTTGTCGATCGCAGCGGCCGCGATCTGATTGCGGACGATCTGCCCGGTGATGTCGACGGCGGGGACCTCTGCGGTCCAATTCCCGCCGTTCGCGGCGGTCCAGCGCCAGAGCTTTTCCGTGAGCGTGTCATAGACGAACTTTGGGCCCGTCCACCCGACCGGGCTCGGCAACCCGACCACGATGCCGGGGAGCTGCAGGCCGGAGGCGACCTTCGAGTTGTCGATGGCCGCCGTGGCGATCTTCTGTGCCGTGACCGCCCCGGCCGCGAGGTCGTCCTCAACCGCCCGGGGAGCCGTGCCCGAGATGCCGCCGCCGCTCGGATAGCGCGCGCTGACGAGGTTCGAGGTGTTGCGGGCCTTCGCCCAAAAGAACCGGGTGGCGCCCGGCGCAACCGGCCGGGTGAAGATCGTCGAGGTGTCGTAGATGGGCAGAGCGTCGGCGAAGTTGTTAGTCGCCGACTCCCACAGCTCGATGCCCTCGAAGTCGCTGTCGTTCGGGGGCGTGACGGTGACGACGATCTGGCGCAGGCCGACGTCGACGACGATGCTCGTCGGAGGGCCCGGCGCGACGGTGTTCGCGGCGACGGTGTGCGCGGGGGCGGTGATGTAGCCGGAGGGGAAGCCGACGACCGAGAGCGCCTTGACGCGCACCACGAGGACGTCGCCGGCCTTGTATTCGGTCCACTCGGCGCGCGGGGTCGCTGCGCTTTTGCTGAAGAACGCCCCGCCGTTGCGGGACACCTCGAACTCGAAGTTTCCGAAGTTGTCGGAGAGCGATGCGTTGCAGGTCGCAGTGACGGTCGAAACAACGTCGCCGCTCGGCGTGCGCTGCGTGATGCTCGAGACCGAGAGGCCGGTCGGGACGGCCGGCGGCGTGGGGTCGAGGGCCGTGAACGTCACCCCTCCCGGGATGACGGCCGCCGCCATTTCCACGATATGATCGGGTGCGTCGACGGCGTGCCAATCGGTCCACGTCGTCGCGCGGGGCGGCGTCGTGCGCAGATCGGCCCGCACCTCGTAGGGGGTGTTCCCCTGGATGCCGTTCAGGATGACGGCTTGGCCGGCGCCGGGGTTGTCGACCTGGTGCACGAGCGCCGCGCCGCCCGGGACGGTGCGGTACTCGAACTTGAGCCCGTCAACGGTGCGATCGGTGATCGGGGACCACGTGACGAGGATGCCCGGGCGCTGCTGCCCATTGGTCCCGGCCACGACGGTCGGGACGGCCCAAAAGCCGGGCACGGTCGAGATGATCGTGCCGGGTTGCGGACCCGTTGCCTCTTCGCCGCCGAAATACTCGTCGAAGCCCGGAACCCACGAGTAAATGCTCGCGCGCACCTCTTGCAAAACGACTTGAACCGTTTGGTCCTCGTCGATTAGCCGGCTCTCAACCTCGTAAAGCTTGGTATTGCCGTAGCGATCGGTCTGCCACGTGATCCAGTCGCCCGCTTCGAGTTCGCGGAATCGGTAGGGGAGGGCGAGGCGGGCCTTTGCCTGCGCGCGCGATCGACGACGGAAGATCTCCGCGACGCGCTGCGCCTGGGTCCCCGAGGTAATCATCCCCAGGTCGAAATCGCCGGGGAGGCGCTCGCCCCCGTCCGCGGCCTCGTCGGCCGCGCTGGTCCGGGGCTGGATGGGAACCGAGCCGTAGTTCTGCGCCGGGTCGCTGAACCGGGCAAAGACGGTGTTCATCAGCTCGGCGCGCGTGCGCTTCGCCGTGTACTCGACGCCCTTCTCCCAGAGGACGTCCTTGTCGGTGATGGTGAGGAGCGACGTGCGGCCCGTGCCGGCCACGACGGCGAACACGCCGCCGCGCTCGACCAGGCTCCCCGCCATGGCCGTCAGGAATGCGTCTATGTTGCGATCGTGGGTCTGATCGGCCCGGGCTTGGAACGCTACCCGGTAGCGTTTCTCGGCGGTGCCGGCGAGCGTCGGCACGTCCTCGTCGCAGGCGTTCGCCGCGGCAACGTAGTGATCGAGCGACAGGTCATAAGCGGGCAGGCCCTGCCCGACCACGAGCTCGTCGCCGGCCCACACCCCGCGCTGATAGTTGTAGAGGCAGGTCGCGGCGTCTTCCGCCCACTCGTAGGTGTTCGGCTGACCCCACCGATGGGCGCCGTCGCCGCCGACCGTCGAGTCCTTGCGGGGGTCGTAGCAACGATAACCCTTCAGGTCCCAGAGGAACTGCGGGACCCCCTGGAAAGCCTTCTCGTCATAGAAGCACGTGACCCGGACGTAGCAGATGCCCGCAAGGCGATCGTCGGACGTCCACCGGCCGGCCGGGTTCGCGTAGTCGACGAGCTGCTGGTCCGCGGGCTGATCGAGCGCGCCGCTGTGGAACTTGACGTAGAGCAGGGGGGTCCCGGCGCCGACACCCCCGAACCCGGTGACCACCCGGCCGGCGTCGCCCGTGTCCTCGCCGAGGGTGTAATACTTGCCGTTTACCCAGACACCTTCGAGACTTTCGCACTGGCCGTCCGAAAGCGCATAGACGAGTTGCAATATCTCGTTCTTCGGCCCGGAGGTGTTTGCATAAAGAAACTGTCCGGCGATGCCGGCACGGCCGAACAACGTCGACCGCGGCACCTCTCCGCCCACCTCAAGCGAGACTTGCGTGCCGCTCGTGGTTTGCGTGTTCGCGGTCGGCGAGGCGCCCGGCTTTTTCCGGTTGAGCGCCTGCATGCCGAACGACAGCGCGAGACTCGCAGCCGTCGTGATGACAAAGGTCGTGACCGCGACGGCCGTGGCCGTCGCCTCGATCGCAAGGGCGCCGAGGATCGCAAGGGAGATAGGCTCGGCATGCGCCGGCCCGGCGCCGGCCAGAAGGGCCAGCACCGCGATCACGAAGGGCATGGTTTTCAGACCTGGAAAGCGCGGTGGACGAGGGATCGCGGGAAGCGCACGAGGCCGCGCTCGGCCGTGCCGGCGGCTTGGGCGCCGAGGATCACGCAGCCCGAGACTGCGGAGGCCTTCACCACGCCTATGTCGCCGCGGGCGGCCATGGCGGGCGCGATCTCGGTGAAGTAGCGGGCGAACACGTCGCCGAGGTCACGGCACCCCAGGTCGACGAGGGCGCGGGCGGCGCCGACACGGCCGGCGTAGGACCCGCGGAAGGCGGCGAAGCGATCGGCGCCGGTGATGGCCGCGGCGACGTCGGCCGGGAACGTCGCGCAATCGACGGCGCCCCAATCGAAGCTTGCCGATTGGTAGCGGGCGACGACTGCGGCGAGGCGATCCTCCCACCCGGGCGGGCGGGGCGGACGGATCACCACGGGAGGATCGGGGCAGCCGGCGCCGGCGCCGGCGGCTGCGCGCCGGCCCGTCCCCAGTTGATTTCCAAGGTCGCCGCGGTCGCGGCGTGTCGCAGGGCGCCGTCGTTCGCAGCTATCCGCCGTTGGTCGGCGTCGCCGCGGACCCGGCCGAGGGTTTTCTTATGATCGCGGGCCTTGGATTCGAGGTAGGCCAGGAGGGTCGTTTGCCCGCCTTCCTGATCCTTGTGCACCACCTGATCGATGTAGCCGCGATACTCTTGGCGGACGTCGACCACCTCCCCGGTGTCGGGATCGAGCCAAGCGGAGAAGATGGTCGCGAGGCGCTGGTGGTACTGCTCGTTTTCGACCGTCGCGAGGGTGTCCGGGGTGAGTTCGGTATCCGGCACGCTGCGCAGGCCGACGATAACCGGGATCGACGCCGTGCCGCCCTGTTGGTTCAGGCCCGCGATCTGAATGAGGGACCCGGCGCCAACGTAAGTAACGCCGTTGAACACGAGCTGCCCGACGCCGGTCCAGAACCCCCTAAGCCCGGTCGGCGCGGGAAGATCGAACAGGATCATGTCCCGCTTGGACGCATTGCCCGCCGCGAGGTGGGCCGTGACGGCCGGATCGAGGGGCTTCATCGCAAGTCCTGCACGGCTTGGAAGGACGCGGGCGCCCCGCCGGCGTCGGCCGGCGCCGAGGCCGTCCCCGGGACCAGGCGCATGACACAGGTCGGCTTCGCGAAGGTGATGGTGCCGACAAGGTTTTGCGGAGGGACCGGCTCGACGTCGAAGGTGATGCCGCCCATGCCGTTCGCGACGGCCGGCGCCGAGACGCGGAACAGGGCCCGCGGGGTCGCGTTCGGCACGCCGGCGTAGTCGCCCGGCGAGAGCACGAAGCCGGCCGGGAGGTTGCTGACGGTGAGCGCCGTGCCCGATACCGACGTGAGGAGCGCCGTGCCGACAAACGGGGTGCCCGTGCCGGCGATCACCATGCCGTCAAAGCCCGTCGCATATTCGAGCGGAAAGGGGCGGTCGGTGTCGTGGATCAGGAACTGCTTGCCGCCGTCGCGCAGCGCGTCGAAAAACGCCCGCCACACCCCGCGCTCGGCCGGCTTCAAGATCGGCGTCTCGGCCGTGACGGCCCAAAGGGGTTCCGCGAGTTCAAGCGTCTGCACGGCGCCGGACCCGGGCCGGGCCATGGAGCTCCGCCGCAGGAGGCGGAAATCGATCGATCGGAAGCCCGGCCGGGTGGGCAGCGCGAGCGGATAGACGAGAGCCATTCCGGGCCTTGCGGGGAGAGGGTGGGGGGTTGCACGCCCGGCATGGCTCGGACGTCGGCCGACACGCCGGCGCCGGCGCGATCGGCACCTCGAGGAGCTGCCTGGCGTGCCGCCGGCGCATGGGTCGTGGATCCTCGAGCGCGGAGGGGTGCCGTGGGCGCATCCCTAGGGCTGCGCCGCGGGCATAGCGGCCAAAGGGCTTACCGGCCGAGGAAACCGGGGGTGCGGCCGTGGGCGTTGACGATCGCCGCGATGGCGCGCGTCTCGATGCTCTTGCTGAGCGATTGAAGCTGTTGGCGAAGGGCCGCGATCTGCGCGCCGTCCGCGTTCCGGGCGTCAATGTGGAAGGTGGCGCCGTGAACGGTGATCGACTCGCCGCCGCGCCCGCTGCCGCCCTTTGCCGGCTTCGGGATGCCGGGGCCGCGCTTGATCGCCGCCACGTCCTCCCGGGACAAGACCCATTCGCCCTCCTGGAGGATCGTCGGCACCTCGTCGGGCCGAAGGCCGCTGTGGAAGCGGGGAGCGCCGAGGAACACGCCCGGGTTGACCGAACGCATCTCGGTCACGTCCCGGCCGACGTCGCCGCCGGTGTGCATGGTGCCGAAAACCGGATCGCCCACGGCCGCGATGCTGGCCGTGCTGCCGGTGCCGCCGCCGCCGAAGATGGCCCCGAAGATGCCGCCGCCGCTGCCGCCGCCGATCAGGCCCCCGAAGGCTTTCGCCACGAGGTTATCGACTGCCATGCCGGTGAGCTTGTCGGCGATCCGGTTCAAGGCGTTGTGGAACGCCTCGGTGGCCGTGGTCCCCTGACGAATGTCCGAGAGGAACCCCTTGATGGCGTCGGACGAAATGTCCTTCGTCTGCTTCAGCGCCTCGTTGAGGCGCATCTCGCTTGCGAGCGCCTCGCCGGCGGCCGAGTCGAGCGCGATCCCGGAGGACCGAAGCTGTGACGCGATCTGCTGTTCGAGGGGACTCCGGCCGATCTGCGACCGCTGGAACATAAGCTCGTTGGCGAGACGGGCCTCCTCGATCCGCTGCCGCATTTGCCCGTAGGCCGTCGACACGGCGTCGATCTTGGCTTTCATCTCCCCGGTGAGGGGGATGCCCTCGCGCGTCGCGACGTTGAGAAGCTGCGCCGCGATCTTGAGCTTTTCCGACTCGGCCGCCGTCTTGCCGATCGACCCCATTTCGGCGTCGAGGGTGCGGGTGAACTGGCGCTCGGTCTCCGTCGCGATCTTGGTCTGGTCGACGACGAGGCGGCGCGTTTCGAGGGTCCGGATCGTCGCTTGGTCGACCCTGCGCTGCGCGTCCGCGCTCGGAAGCAGCGAGTCGTTGAATACCGACCCGCTCATGGGCTTCATGGGCGCCTGGTTCTCGGTGACGGTCGGAACCGGCGGGTCGGCCGGCATGCGCCCGAACACCCGCAGCTTCTCTTGGTTCTCCAAGAGCGCATCCCGAAGGGTGATCGGCGGGGCGACGCCGGCGGCCGATTGCGACTGCAACACCTGCCGCTCGAACGGATTGCGCTTGGCCAGTTCGATCTGCTTTTCAAGGCCGATCTCGACGGCAAGGGCGCGATCGTGCGCCATCCGCTGCTGCTCGAACGTGCCCCGGCGAACGGCGTCGGTTTGGGCTTCCTCGGCCTTGCGGACGCGCTCGGAAACCTCCTCGTACTTGCGGGCAACCGCCTCCTGCTCGGCCTTCAACCGATCGAGCGGGCCGACAAGTCCCGCCACGAGGCCCTGCACCCGGCCGGGGTCGATCGCCTTCGCCTCCTCGGCCGCGATCTGCGCCGCGATCTCTTCGCGGTCGCGGCGGAGCTGCTCCAATAGCTGCCGGTCCTTCGTGAGGTTCGGGCCGGCGCCGCCGGCGAGGGACGCGGCGCCGCGGCCCGTCGTTTCCCAGAATTCCGAGAACCCGCGCTTGGCGACGTCGAGGCTCTTGGCCCAGACGCCCGTCACCTCCGCCGCCTTGGCGAGCTGTCGATTCATCCCTTCCAGGACGACGGTGCCGGCTTCGCCGAACTTGTTTTGATCCTGCAAGGAGCGGATCAATTCACGTGTATTGCCGTCGAGGAAACCTAGCCGCTTATCGTACTCCTCGGCCGCCTTGAGCGGGTTTTCAAAGACACGGGCGATCATCTCGCCCGCCTTTTCTTGATCGACGCCGAACGTCACGGCGAAATTCTTCGCCATGGCCAGGCCGGCCTCGATCTCGGCCCGGCCCGCCCTGCCGGTCGACGCGATGGCCGTGGCGATCTCGCGGGCGCTCGCCGTCGAAAGCTCGGACGCCGCCTTGGAGTAGCGGGCGATGTCGTTAATCTCGGCAACCGTCATGCCCGACGCGCGGCCGATGCCGGTCAGTCCGAGCTTGATGGTGGTCTGGGCGTGCTCCCAGGAGTAGGCCGCATAAACGCCGGTTGCGCCGATCGCCGCGAGCCCCACGGTGACGCCCACGGCCGACGTCGCAAGCCCGACGAGGCGCACGCCGATCGCCTTAAGGGCGCCGCCGACGCCGCCCTCGGCCGAGGATAGAATCTGGTAAAGCTGCCCGCCCTGCTGCGTCAGCACCATAAGCGGGCTTTGGCCCGACGCGACCCCCGTGAGGAGGTCGTTCATCTGGAACGAAAGGTTCGTCCACTGATGGGCCGCGAGACCCGTCGCGCGGCCGTGGTCCTCGACGGCCTTTGCGGTCGACCGATGCCGTTCCGCGACCATGCCGAGAACCTCAGCATGACGCGCGGCCGTGATGGACCCCTGCACCCAGGCGGCGTCGAGAACCCGCGTGACGCGGGCAACCTCCTGCTGCTGGCGATAGCCGACGTCATATTGGCGCGCCACGCGCTCGTAGGCCTGGGCGACGGAAATCTGACGGCCCGCGGCGCGATCCGTCACGGTCGCCGCGGCTTCGCCCGCGGCCGTGTTCTTCTGCTGCGCCTCGGTGGCCGCGTTCAGGTCGCGGACAAGCGTATCGAGACCTTGCGAGACGCCGCGAACCGTAAGCTGCCGGATGGTCTCTAACGATGCCATGGAACGGTCCCCGGGCCGGCGCTAGGGGCCCGGCGTCTCGTCGGTGTCTTGTTCGTTTTTCTCGGCGACGTGCTCCCGGTAGGCGTCGTCCATCGCCCGCAGGAGCAGGACGAAGCGATCGAAGGAGTCCGGGTCGGTAATGCCGTGGCGCTCGGCGTAGCGGTCGATCGCCGTGAACATCAGGGGTCCGACCATGCCGGCGGCGCCGAGCTGTCGATCGCCGGCGAGGTCCCCGAACGCCCGCCAGACGAAGGCAAGATGCACGGGGATTTCCGGCTTATCGGCAAGGGCCTGCGGAAGCTTGCCCTCCTCCTCGGCGAGGTCGAGAAGCCACTCCTCGAGTTCGCCACCCCAGACGAGGTGCCACCGCAAGGCCTCGGTCAGTTTTTTGCGTCGACCTTCAGATCCTCGGCACGATCGATGGCGACGATCGACGCGGCCCAAACCACGGCGTCGCGGAAGGCCCGGTATTCGGGATTGGACAGCAGCTCGGCCGCCATCTCCGGCGAGTAGGGCACGGGCACGCCGTCGTCATTCAGGTGCTCCCACTCCTGCAAGATCGCGTCGCGCAGGCGGATGCCGAGAATCCGGTCCCGTTCGTCGCCGGGGACGCCGCGGACCTTCTTCTCGCGGGGAAGCTTCTCGATCTCTTCGGCTTGGATGCGGAGATCGTCGGTGTTGCCGAGGCCGCGGACGCGCACCCGCAGCTTGCCGCAGTCCGGGATATTGCCGACCCAGCCCCCCTTTTCGAGCCGCTCCGGGTCGATCTTCGATTTACGCAGGTCCATGGGCGTCCTCGTCCTCCTCGCGGGCAGGCGCCGCGGGCTCGATGGTGGGGGTGGGGGTGGTCGACGCCGGCGGCCGTGTCGCGAGGCCGTTCGCGATCAGGATTTCGCCGTAGGCGTCGGGCACGTCGGGCGTAGTGTCGGCAGCAAAGGTGACCTTGCGGCCGGCCGGATAGCCGTCATGCGTCGCGGTGATCAGGACCCTCACGCGACGGCCCTGGTGATCCGCATGGAGCAGCCGGTGCCGGGGTCGAATTTCGCCCGCCACGGGAGCCGCACCATGACGTCCGACCCCTTCGCGCCCGGCGCCCGCTTGGCATTGCCGGTCTGGATGTTCAGGAAGTCGAACTGATATTTCTCGTTGGCGGCGTTGCCGATCTTGAAGCCGAGGGTGCCCGTCGCGTGGTCGAGGGCCTTCTGATAGAAAGCATTGCCGTCGAAATACGCCTCGATCGTCCCCGTGATGTCGGCCGCGCCATAGCCGAATTCGTCGGAGTACTTGGACCCGACCACCTCGCGGGTGCGGAGGTTGTTCTGCACGGTGAACGAGACCGACCGGATTTTCGGCGTCGGAAGCCCGCCCCCGAGCACCAGGTTCGAGACGTTCGCCGAGGCCGTGGAGATCGGCTTCGTGTTCGGGGCGGCGTAGGTCGCGCCGGCGATCGGCGCGGCGTCAAGGATCTCCCGTTCGGCCATGATGCTGACCGTGCCGGCGACGGGCTTGCGGGCGACGACGTTGAGGCCCCACGACGCGACCTGCCCGCCCGGGAAGCGCGAGTAGTGCTCGGCCTCGCCGACCGTCAGGGTCTCCTCGAAGGTGAGGCACTTTTCGGCGCGGCCGTTCTTCAGGACGTTGCCGACCCAATCGGCGAACATGCCGGCGGCGAACACGTCATCCCAGGACCCGTAGGTAAGCTCGAAGCCGTATTGCCCGGCGACGTCCTGCCCGAGCTCCACCTCCTCGCGCACGTTGCGATCGGGCTGCTCCTCCTCGGCCACGGCCGTCAGCTTTTCGGTCTGAAGGCCGCCGCCCGGGCTGACGCGCAGCACCTTGAAGGCGGGGGTGGCGGGGGTGTCGCCGAACGCTGCTTCCGGGACGCAAGCGACTCGGCGGTCGATGCCATTGGCAAAGCCCGACATGGGGACTCCTAGCGATGTTGAGGGGGGTGCGGCCGGGCCGCGGTCGTCAGCCGATGAAATCGGCCTGGTACGGGACGGCGATCGAGAACCGGACGTAGTTCCCGAGGGTGTTGCGATCGTCGATCGCCGGCGACGTCGGGGCGAAGGTCTGGACCCCGTTGCCGAGGTCTTTGCCGAGGAAGAGGGCCGACAGCTCCTCGGCCTCGATCAGGCCGGGGCGGATGCCGGCGGCCCGCGGCCGATGAAGCACGAGGCGGAAAGCGCCCTCTTCGCGCCAGTAATTCTGGCCGGGGGCGCCCTCCGTGAGCATCACGGGTTCCTCGGCGAGCGGGTACTCCACAAGGAGGTAGTTGGCCCCGTCGGCCGGCGGGGTGTTCCTGCCGTTCACGCCCACCACGGGCTCGTCCGGCCAAAGGTCCGCGAGGCGGCCTTCCACGGCGTCGACAACGGCCATACGGGCCATGCGGGCTACCTCAAGGTGATGACGATGGCGGGTTGCCGGCGCAGCCACTCGGCGCGCTTCTCGGCGCCGGCGGCGTGGCCCTTGCTCGATGCCTTCGTGGCGCCGGCCCAACGGTCGATCGCGCCGCCGAGCACGGCCCGGAAGGTGAAGCGGATGCGCGCTACGTTGCCGAAGCGGCGCGAGGCCATGGCGGTCACAGCCTCGAACACACCATCCGGGGCCTGCGGGGACTGCGGCGGCCGGGTCGGCGTGCCTTCGATCTTGCGGGCGTAGGGCTGGAGGTTCGTGAAGACGTATTCGGCCGCCGGCGGGACTGCGGCCGCGGGGTCCACCTCGACGCCATCGGCATAGAGGCGATGCGAGTCGGTGAAGCGTCCGGACTTGACTGGCGAGTGCCGGACCAGGGCCTCGCTGATGTAGGTAAAAACGTCGTCCAGCAGCTCGAATT